TGCGAAGAGGCAGCGTGTTCGTTGTTGCTGGGGTGCTGCCGTCAAGTGCGCTCTTGGATTTACCGAAAGTAGTATTGCCAGCCGTGACGACCACAGACGCATTAAGACCGCGATCTGTAGTGTTTAATGCCTCGTCAGACTGCATTTGGAATACCACAAAAGGATCGTCCAACACATACGCCATCGCATCAGTGGCTGCATTAGATGCAGGCCAATAATTAGAAAATGTCTTTTGGTTGGTCGTCGGATCCGTATATGAGCAACCCAAAAAGATTCCAACTGCGGTCAACGCGGTAGTACCAGCATCCTTCGCGATGGTACCATCGTTCGCGACCTTACAAAAATCACCATTTGACATTTGAGTGCCATAAGTGGTGATAATCGGAAGATTTCTAGTTTTGCTTGTAAACGAACCAGAGGAACTAAGAGTTCCAATCGGCCTGGCCCCATACGGTGTTGCCGTAGTAGCCATGATATTTCTTCCTACATTATTAGTGGGGAAACCTCAGCGTCCACTACCGCCAAAGGTCACACGAGTTTTACGATCAGGCGGGAGAACTGGCATCCGAGGATCGCTTTCCCGCATATAGCTGTTATCGACGGCTTGCATCTGTGAGGCAGCGTGTCTCTCATAATACTCACGTCTCTTACTCACGCTTTCCTCAGATTGTTTGCAGAGCAATAACCCACCGAGTTCGATTCCCCCTCTCGCCCCCCACTCCGATTTATGATCACTCATAATCTGGAGTTCTGGATGGTCTTCAGCTTTGACAGGTTCCCACCCCTCACGAAATTTCTTGGAAACATTCGTGTTGTCGGGATTGCCAACCATAGATGTTCGTATCCACCTGAACACCCAACCATCTTGAGGATCGGGATCTGGAAGAACCGATGCAGGTTCCCATGAAATATCACGAGCCTCACTTTCGCGAGTCTCTACCTTCCTGGGCTTCCTGGGGGCGCGTTCGTCAGCCATCAGACCATCTCCTTGATTAGCTGTGCTGCATACTGCTGTGGCGTTATACCCAGGCGTTCCGCGAGTTTGACCTGGGTCTGTGTCAACGTGACCCTATGCGATGGCGCACCACTATTTCTAGATGCTGGTGCAACCACGGGATTTGCCTTGCGGCGAGATGCAGTATCAACGACGACGACGTTGTTGGATTGCGTCGAGCTGCTACCGAAGTGCGTAGGAAAAACTTCTTTCATACGATTATCTATCAACTTATAATACTCATCGGAATCTGGGTCAATACCCTCTTCTCCTACCAGCCTTTCATGTACACCATATGCAAAGCTTGTCATTTCCCTATCCTGACCAAACCATTCGTTCGAGTCCTGCCAAGATACGGCCCTGGGATCGGGTTCCGGCATTGGCTCAGGCATATATTGCTGGTATTGCTGAGAAGCCTGGTCTGCCAATGCTTGATCCTGGGCAAGTACGTTGCGCTTCCAATTATCAATAATTTTCTGCGAAACGGACGGTGCATAGGCTTGAGCGAGTTGCGCGTTGGTCAAATCCTTCTGCGTTTTCGCAATTTCTCCCGCATCACCGGCTTCATGCGCCTGTTTGAAGGCTTCTTCGGCAATAGCGAGCGTAGCACTGGCACGATGCTTGGCCTGAGTCGTTAAGGCCGTCTGGGAATCTTGAACAAGCTGTACAAGACGCTGATTTTCGGTTTGTAGGCCCTGCGTATAGTTAATAGCCTCATTTGCAAGCTTATCAGAGGCTTCTTTGGCCCTACGCTCCTCGTGATACTCCCATTTCAGCTTTTTAATGCGTTTTTGGGCACGATTTCCCAATTGTGTAAGCTCTTGGTCGGTCGCGATGCCATCATCTTGCGGTGTTTCGGTCGGAGAAGCCCTCTGGTCCTCTTCCGGGCGGTCGTCTACAACCTCAATATCCAATTCTTCCGATTTAGGAACGTCGATGGTGGTTCTAACGCCTAAAAACTTGTCTTCTTCGCTCATCCTGCTGATTTCGTCAGCCATTATGCTCTTTCCACCCCCCTGGGATCTTCTACGACCGCTTCGACAGTATCATCGTTGATTAAACGAAATTCTTTGCCATGAATTTTGATTCTGGTGCCGCTAAACGCTCGAAAAATTACCCAATCCCCTACCTGACAGTACGGTCCACTAGGAAATCGGGCATAATTTGCGTAAGCATCCAGCCCCATACTCATAACCCAGCCCACAACGGTCGCAATGGACTCTTCATGTCGCGAATCTTCGGATCTTATGATGCCCCCATCGGTCATTTCATCAATTTCGGGGAGCGCGATCAACAATTTGTAGCCCTTAGGCTCCGGTAACTGAGATGCGAAATTGAGAGCTTTCTTATTTTCCTCAATTTCGGATTCGATATCCCCATCTACGACAGATTCCGCAGGAGAAATATCGGTCATTTTTGCCATACACTAAGACTCCCTAAGTTTTGTCTCTATATCAATAACCTCACGTTCTACCCACGCCAAGCCCTCTATTGTACCACATACCTTTCGATATTCTTCCATATTCTTCGCACCACCTATCGTAAGATGATCCGCTAATTCATTCATTTCGTTTCTGATTTTCTTTTTAAGCAACAATAAAACAGACTCAGCCACCCTTCTTCTCCTTATCCCCCCTCAAATCATCGTCCGTCTCCTTGCCTAAATCACGACCGAGCTTAAATCCTTCCAACTGAGTTTTTATATCTATCTTCTCCTGCTCAGTCTGGGTCTTAGCGATCAATGCCTGTTCATCCAGAGCCAACTCCGCAGCCACTAGACGCTCCTTACTCGCCAACTTCTCGTGCTCCAACTCAAGTTTCGCCGCATCCTGCTGCTGACTGGCCGCGAGCTTCTGTTCTTCAAACTGCTGGCTAATCGCATCCTGCTGCTGACTAGCCGCGAGCTTCTGTTCTTCAAGCTGCTGCTTGGCCGCGAGCTTCTGTTCTTCAAGCTGCTGCTTGGCAGCATCGGCTTGTTGCTTTCGCTGGGCTTCCTGTTCCTGAATGGCAAGTTCGCGTTCGCGCTGTTGTACGATTGGATCCTGCTGCTGTTTGGCCTGTTGCTCTGCCTGAGCCTTCTGCTGCTTCTTGCCCAACATCTGATCGGCGGCATCGGCAACCAAAACGCTCAACCTTCTCTCCACGTTTTCCGGCAGCTTCTCGTTGGCCGGTGGTAGCGGAACACCAAGTTCCTCTTCGATCTGTCTACGGAAGATGAATGCCAGGTGTTCGCGAATATGAGCGTCCATGGCACCACTGAGTGCCTGGCCGTTCGGACTATTCTGTACCTGTTGAGCAATATCCGGGTCGTTCTTAATCGCCATATGAACACGCATATGTGCTTCGTGATCCTGATATTCAAACGCCTTGACGGGAGCCTGAATAAGTATGTCCTGATTTTCGCTGACAGGATCTTTCGGTAGCACGTCGTCCTTGTCCGGGACAACCTTGTCGGCGTTAGGAATGCCGATAAGCTCCATCATCTGCCTATGCAGAAGCGGCATATCATATAGATCAGGAGACTGGGCTGCCAATTGCAACGCAGCCTGATACTGCATGATTCGTTGTGCCATACTGGACGCATTGGGATCCGACACGGGAACAACATCAATGCGATCATCAAAATCTTCTACCTTGATACCCTCGCCCTCGTCCGTCTCATACGGATATGCCGGATCCGTATAGTCACGAATAATCGTAGCCAGGATTTTGTATTCCTGCCTGAGACTCGCATGAATCCGTGCCTGGATTGCGGATTGCACCTTCATCGCCCGTTCCATAATCGCGAGCGTAGTGCCGACCGGGGCCTCCTGGTTCATATCCGCTACTTTGAGATCAGCCATTGACGCAAAGCGTCTGCCCTCCTCCACGATATTACCCAATAGCTGGTAAAGGACCGCAGAAGGTTCCTTATAAGGAAGGAAGGTGATGTTATCCCTGATAACACCACCAGGGACATCAACGTCCCTGAATTCCCCCGGCATGATCGGCGTGTCGTCACCCTTGATTCTGAGTCCACGAGTCTTGAGCCCTCCAGGCAAATTGGACAAAGTTCCCGCATCAACAAGCTGACGCAGCAGGCTAGTCGCTGATTTCGCGAGTCCCCCGATCATATGGATCAGGCCGAGATTATAAAATCCAATCCCAGGCACATATCCATAATGTACGAAGTGCTGCTTCTTGGCCTTATGAGGATCATCCTCGGACCAATTCCTGTAGATCGACAAAATCGTATGGTTGCCTTTGTCAATCGTAACTACATAAGGAAGCGCAATCTCATCAGGGCTTTCAAATCCGGGCAAATCCAGATCAACGTGCATCTCCAGAAGCTGATGCCGCTCGTCTTTGTCCCACGACGGCCTCACGCCTCCAATTTCTATGTACTTATCAGTAATCGCGTTGCTTTCGATGTTGGAGGGCGTGAGTTCAACATCACGATAAAATTTGCTGACTTGAAGCTTTTTTATCTGATTCGTGCTGCGATTCATCACATGGGTATAACGTTCCGCTTGCGCTAGATCGGCTTCATTGAAAGCGACCACAAAATCCTCGGCAGGCACGAACATGGAAGCGGGCCTGCCAAGCGACGGATCAAAGTAGATCTTACGAAACGCGGAACCCGCGAGTGGAAGGCTGAACAGCAGCTTCTCAGTTTCGGAGCGATACTCCGTCATTACCTCCAGAAGCTGATAATTGAGATACTGCTGAACCCTCTTCGCCTG